TCAAATAACCAACTTAACCCATTCCTGACCTCGAGTATCGTTATAGCGATCGGTGGTTGCCTGGACTTTATGCCCTAGTAATGTTTTTGTATCGATACCCTGTGCACGGTACAGCCGTTCTGATAGAGAGCGTTGTTCATGAAATGTTGGCGGAGTTTTTCCTGCTGGTGGAATTATCCCAGCCAGATCCCGTGCTTTGGCAAAGTAGTCGCTCAGGTTGTCTTTACTCATCGGCTTCGGTTGTTTCTGGTGCCGACTATGGATTAGATATGGACTTAATATTCTGTCTCGGCCCCCATCAATAACTTCTTTTAACGTTATCCCAATGGCATCACAGCGTAGTGTAAGCGGTAACGCCAGACGCATTCCGGTTTTTCCCTGGGTGATATGCAAGTGTTCGTTCCACACATCTGAAAAACGCATGTGGCAAATGTCATCACGGCGCTGACCAGTAACAATCGCAAGAAGCATTGCGTTACGGATAAAGTGTTTTTCAGGCGTTGCATTGTAAATTTTTTGCCAGTCTTCCATGGTGAGCCTGGCTCTGGTTACTTTAGGGATCGGTTTACGGGTAGCCTCCGGAGGATTCCATCCAGGAGGAACTTCCCCTGCATGCTGTGCTTCTTTATAAATATCAACCCATAATCCACGATTTACTCTCGCTGTGCTGACCATGTCTTTATCCAGCCACTCATCCAGTATTAATGCAAAGTCTCTTACTTCCAGTTCTTTCAATGGGTGGTTTCCCAGACGGGAAACCAGGTATGCAGCCATTCGAGTTTTTTCTTTGTGAGTTGTAGCTGCAATATCTCCATTTTTCAGTCGCGCGTCCTGTATTTTCAGATATCGATCAACCCATGCCTTTAATCTGATGCCCCGACGTTTTGTTGCTGACGGACTTTCATCAATTTTGCGCATGAAATATTCAGCTTCTGCTGCAGCTATTCGCTGATTGGCTGTGGAAGCGATTTTTTCTGCTTTGCCTTTGTCTGTTCCGAGACCGTGAAATTTTCCAGTCACAGGGTTTTTATACTGGTAGTAAACCCTGCCAGTTCTGCGATCAAACTTTTCGTAAAGACCGGTTACGTCAGTGCTGTTTTTTCGTGGCCTCGGTGACATGAGTTAAAATCTCCTTCAGTGCATCATCATCGCCAGTATGAATTTCCGGCGCAATTCCCGTTTCACCAGGTCCAACAAATACTGCCCGGCGATCTATCAGCCAACGCCCACGAATTTTTTGTGGTCTTGGAACGATGTATCCTAGTTTTCCGTATTTCACCAGGGTAGTGTTTGTTATTGGGAGACTGAACCGTTTTGGTTTCCACTCGTCGAGCGTTATCAGGTACTGTTCGCTCATGGCTATCACTCCGGAACGCGCCAGTTGCAGAATACCAACGACAACTGGCGACGGTTGAACATTAAAAATCAGCCTGACTCGGGATCAGTTTTTGCCAGATAGCTGAAACGTATTTTGCCTGGTAACGAGCGTCATCAAGTGCATTATGGCGCTCACCTTCGAATGGGATAGCAGTTCTGGCATCGAAGTCTATGGCTTTCCCCAGCTCAACGATTGTGCGTACATCGCGATCGTTGTAGTAACGCCACGGGCAGGGGATCCCCTGCCGCTCGTATGAACGGCGCAAAATAGTGTTGTCGAAGTTGGCTCCATTTCCCCAGACCTGAACAAAAAATTCACCGGAGTTTTCGTCGATAAATTCCCGCAATTGTAACAGTGCATCATCTAACGGGATTTCATCGGTCATAATGGCAGATTGCGCTTCGCGTGATTGTTTAAGCCACCATTTAATGGTGTCCCGATCAATGACTCCGCCAGCAGTTTCCAGATCGATAGTCTTACTAAATTCCGGTCCCATATCTCCGGTTTGCGGATCGAAAAATATTGCACCTATTGAGATAATCGGGGCATCGGGATTTTTTCCCATGGTTTCAAGGTCGATCATCAGATGAATCCCCGCTCTGCTGGTGGATGTGAGATTATGATGACCGTTCGCCTTAATTAAGGGATCTGACGCCTCGCCAGTTTCACTATCGCTGGCATGATGCTGATTGCCGCCAGTGTTCTCCTTGTGCTGATGCGCAGTGCCTTCCATTTCCTCCGGATCATTTTCCTGAACTTCAGGCTGATTCTCTCCATCGAATATTTCCTGGTATGTTGCGTCACCCATCACCGCACCACAATCAGGGCAGTTGCCGCCACCGCTCTGACCGCAGGCGGTGCAGATCTTTTCCGGTTCCTGTTGCACTACTGGTTCAGGTTGTTTCGTTTCTGGCTCGTTTTGTTGCGTATTTTGGCTGTTTTGTTCCGCTTTCTGGTCGTTCTGTTCCGTTTCTTGCTGGTTCTGGTTCGCAGAATCGCGGGTCTGGATCCCCTTAACCCATTTCGGATCATTCGGGTCGCTAATCCCTTCAACAAATTCACCACGTGATACTGCAAGCAGTTCATCGGCGTCAGGCTGGCTGATATTGGCTGCCTGCATAATTTTGTTTACTTCGTCAGCGGTAACTTTTACCGGTTCTGGCTGTGCGGTCGTGTCAGATGCACCAGTATTTTGTTGTGAACCTGAGTATGTACTGTTTTTGCGGGCGAAATATTCTTCTTTCGTGATTTCAGTAGCCCCGGCAGCCAGCGCCTTATCCAGACCAGAAAGTTTGTTTGCGCGACCGTATTTTTCGCCATCCTTGTCGGTGAAGAGGAAGTAGAACGGCCCCTCACGCTCTACAGATGGTTCGACTTCCACTTTGCATTCGGTTTTTTCGTTGTCCGGAATTGCCGTTTCCACTGCATCAGTTTCTGGTACTGGCGACGAGAGAGTATCAGTTGCGCTCTGATTTGTTCCTTCATCTTCAAACACGCCCTTTGTAGTCAGGTATTCAGTAATGTATTTGTTCAGTGCCACAGGATCTTTGTGAATGTCGATCGGACGTCCACGGACAAGGCCAAAAATAGTCTGGCGGTCGTAGCGAAGGGCATCAGGCTGTTTGCGCATCGATGCCGAGATACGCTTCCAGTCTTCGCGGTCGTTGTCGATAACTTCATTTTTTGCCCAGCGATGGATGCTGCCGTCAATGTTTCCGGCATCCACATCACCAGGCCAGAGAGCGTAGGCCAGTTCGTCATCCAGTGTTTTCCATGTCTGCTTGTATTCGCGATGAATGACTGCAGTGACAGGGGAGATATTTTCTGCTGAGTTTTCAGTGTGCTGTCGGTTGACTCTGGCGCGGGCGAGATCAACAGCAGACGTGTATTTTCCGGTTTCCTTGCGTTCACCTTCGCGACGTTTTTTCCAGATGCGCATCTCTGCCTGAATTTCGGGCCATTTAGCTCCAGGCTTACATTTATGCTTAACCCACCCGATGGCATGCAACTTAAGTTCTGGATACATGGCGTTAACTTCTGGCATTTTCATCAACGCTTCAACGATATGTCCGTCGAATGTTGCCATGTCTTCCTGCAACAATTCCTGCGCGCTAATCACCATATCAACGGTGATGTTTTCACATGTGTCGAACTTAACCATGACAGCGTTCTGTACTTCAGGGGCCAGCTTGTCAAAAGTGACGTTCATCGGATCTGATTCAGTCTCAACCGGGACAAAGGAAGCAGACTCCTCATCCCAGCGGTTTTCCTGCATATATTCAGCATCCCAGGAATCGAGGGCAGGGCGGGGTATACCGGGTTTATCCTCGCAAACAAGAAATTTATAAGCGCAGTCCTGAGCAGCCGGATAATGCTCCAGGAATTGCCAGTGAAATTTTGCGCGGGCGCGACGTTCATCACCGGCTTCAATGGCAGTGGCTACAGCGACTGCACCTTCTTCCTTTATTGCCTGTTCGTCCGGAATGGCGGCGCAAATAAAGACTTTACTCATTTTGTTTTACCTCATTACAGATTTAAGGGTGAACAAATCCCTGCCATTGCTGGCATATAAGAATGAAAGCGGATGTTTATTACGGAACTGTTTTAAAGACCTGCCGGGATTTCGTTATTATCCTGGTGAATAACTTTATCGACCGGGTAACAGTTACCGGGAATTTTCTGTTCGGTTGCTGCAGTCATACATTCCTGCATTGTCCTGTGAACACTGACTGCAATATCAACTGGCTCTCCGGAAACAAGATAAACTGTCAGAACAAGCGCAAATGCTGAATTCATTGTGCACATCCTTTTGGCATCAGACGTAAACGAGCCAGCATTGAAACAATGCATATTTTATTTAATAGCTCCCCTTCTTGTTTTCTCTTGTTAATGGCATCTTCAGTAAATACAGGGTTACTGATAGTGACACCAATTTCAAAACAACCTTCAGACGTATTAACGTTTGGTAATAACGTTTTCATTATCGCGTCCTCAACAATGAATTTTGTGATGCAGTGCCTGGTGCCTCCAGGTGACGTTAACCAGTTAACAATTAACGTCGGATATCCGGATTAGTGATTTCAGGTTGTATCGTGAGATCAGTGATGGAAAAAGTATTACGTACATGATCGCCGGGTTAAATAAAGAATATGGCGATGTGGTGGAATCCGGACTGCTTTTTGCAGATCCTGCCGTTGTAGATCGTGAAACTGACGAACTTATAGAAAAAGCAATTGCTTTCAAGCTTGCGTATCGACAGCAATACCAACAAAAAGCTGGATGGAATTATGAGTCTTCTTTTTGCTGAACGCCCACTGGTTATAAACACGCAGCTGGCAATGAAAATTGGCTTAAACGAAGCCATTGTTTTGCAACAACTGCACTACTGGTTGAGAGATACCAACTCCGGCATGGAATGTGATGGTGTTCGCTGGATTTATAACACAACGGAACAATGGCTGGAACAGTTCCCATTCTGGTCAGAGTCAACGTTAAAGCGCGCGTTTGCAAGTCTGAAAACGCTGGGGCTTTTGCGTTGTGAAAAGCTCAATAAATCAAAGCGCGATATGACCAATTTCTACACGATCAACTACGGGAGCGAGCTTTTAGATGGTGGCAAATTGAGCGAATCCATCGGTTTAAAATGCGCCGCTCCATCAGGTCAAAATGACACGATGGAAGAGGTCAAAATGAAACGCTCCATTGGTTCAAAACGACTCAATGTCATCGGGTCAAAATGGCCTGATGATCTTACAGAGAATACAACAGAGATTACTACAGAGAATAAAAAGACTTCTCGTCCGGAAGCTTCGCAACCGGACCCGCAGACGGTTGAACAGGATTTTTTAACCCGACACCCTGACGCGGTTGTGTTCAGTGCGAAAAAACGCCAGTGGGGCAGCCAGGAAGATTTGGCGTGTGCGCAGTGGATCTGGGGGCGAATCGTGAGTCTTTACGAGCAGGCCGCCAGCGATGATGGCGAGATTTCGCGACCGAAAGAACCCAACTGGACCGCATGGGCCAACGACGTGCGCACAATGCGGATGCTGGATGGCAGAACTCACAGACAAATTTGTGAAATGTTTGGTCGGGTGCAGCGGGATCCATTCTGGGTAAAAAATATCATGAGTCCGTCAAAGCTTCGCGAAAAATGGGATGAACTGGTTATCCGCCTGGGGCGTTCGTCTGTACAGCGTTGTGTGAATCATATTTCTGAGCCGGATACCGAAATTCCGCCGGGCTTCAGGGGGTAAGTGTTAATTTCTGGTCATGAGGTAATTTTCAGGAGGGCTTGTGGCAAAAGTTTTTACACAAGAAGAGCGGGAAAAAATTAAAGGGCAGGTTGTTGAACTCGTACGCCGGAGTGGGCGTGAGACGTTACGGCAACTGGAAGTCAAGACAGGTGCGACAAGATATCTGATGAGCGTTCTCGCAAGAGAGCTGGTTGCCAGCGGCGATGTATACAACTCTGGTTACGGGTTATTCCCGTCTGAACAGGCGCGTAAGGACTGGCAAAATGCCCGTAAAAAGCTCTCAAGGGCAAAGCTGAAGGAACCATCTGCGGTTGATCCGGACCTTATCTGGTCATTACCTGACGGAGAAATACGTCGTTACGACAGGCGTCATAATATGATTTGTACTGAGTGTCGTAAAAGCGAAGTTATGCAGCGCATATTGTCGTTTTATCAGGGGGATGTCCGGTATTTATTGAAGTGACGAGATTAAAGTGCATTAGTTCAGATGCAAATTGACATTTTGTGGCACAGGGTAGAGCTAGCGTGGTTGTCCGCTTTGTGCCAAGAGCGGACTTTGCAAAATGGGGGTTATTTCAATCAAAACGTAACGTCACAACCAGCCGACGCTCTCTCGCCATTTATAATTAGTAACTTTATCATTTTCGCTTATTTTTTTAGATATAGAGCGCGGCTCTCTTCCTAGATACTCAGATATTTCTATCGGGGACAAATCAAAATCAACAAGCATGACTCTAAGTTTTTCCATTTCCTTTAAAGTCCAAGGCTTGCCATAATTTTCATAAAGAGATACCTTATGCTCCCTGATAGTTCGCTTTCTCTGAGTTTCACTTTCCCTCTGAAAAATCTCGCTTTTAAATTGTGAACGGAACTCTTTACAGAAGTTGTTATCAGTTTTTTTGTTATATAGATTGCTAAAAATAAGCTGGGATGCCGGGTCTAAATCAGGTGTGTTAATAATGAAAACTTTGACCTTTTCCATATAGGGATATTCAATTTTACCCAATATGCTTAATTGCTTTATATTAAAAAAACCTCTCAAATCAAAAGATTTAATGAGCTTTGATTGGATTACACTTTCAATCCTGCTTGCATTTAAATAACAGTACTTTGCCATTGGAAGGGCCCATACTACCAGTTGAGGAATATATTTTTCTAATGCAATGCTCTGCCAATCAGTATCAAAGGTTTGGCTTTTTGCTAGCATGTTTTTCGGCAAATCAGAATACATTGTGGTAGATGCCCATATCTTATAATCATTCGCCAAGGCTTGATAGTATTTTGTGTGGTTATGAATTTTATAAGCTGACATGAAGCGATAAACGTCTTCGTCGTGACCAGCGTCGTAAATTGTTCGATTTCCTCTAAGATAACCGTCGTAATGTTCGGTTATCCTTCTACCTACATTACAACTTACCCCAACGTAAACCACACGACTGAAAAGTCCTTTATGGACAATAAGATAAACTCCGCTACAGCCAGATTTCCTGGCCTCTGATAGAGAACCTAAAAATCTCCATTCCATAATTAAATCCATAATTATTGCTACTGTTTTTGTTTATCATTATTTTCGTGAAACTTCAACAATTTTATCCAAAAGCTAAGGGCAAAGACTTATATAATTATACTTGTCATCGTTAGCGATTATATAGAGTAGTGGCGCTGACCTGCTCCCTGGTGATTCACACAGAATGCTGTTAGTAATGTCCGTTCCTCGCTCTCAGCGGACCTTCAGCTCAGTGATATCGTCCGCTCTGTGCAAAGAGCGGACGTTGGTATGCAAGAGCCCTCCAAAAGTTGATGGTTGGTTTGCAGGGGGGCTTAAAGAAACTGCACTTATCAAGTTGAAGTTCTGTATTCAGCGAAATCGTAGCACTCTGACGATAAGTAACTCCGGTACTCCGCTCTTCGATGAAGAACCAGAGTAATCCCCCCGAAAAACCAGCGCATCAAAATTGGATCTTCAGCGGTAGCTTATCGGCTATCGGAAGTACAGGTGTGGATTCGTGGTGAATTGCTTTGATAATAAACGATTAATACGGAAAAACGCATTAATCATTTATTAGCTTTTAGTAAACCACAATTTATTCCGTTTTACATATCATAGTAGTCGATTGGAGAATATAGTTTCTGGGAATGTACTCTTCAAAGTGTTCGTCCTTTTTAAATACATGAACTACATTTGGGAATAATTGATAGTCAACAGGGTGTATAGCGTTTGGATTATGGTACATGTACATGGCTGTACACCATGGTTCTTGATAGTTAGGGTCACTTACATCGGCTGAAAATGGATGTGGGGCTGCATCCTGATCAGTTTTAACACCACTGACGTACACTTTGAATCCACTCGCCTCTACACCTGCAAGAATTCCCATCCGGTTAAACTTAGGTATGGTTGCTTGAGTAGTGAGTAAAACGGCAGAAACATAATTATTTTGTTCTGAGCCAAAAAAGTTCGACTTGATACTTCTATTTTCATCTGTATGTCTTTCAATAGAAATGCCTGACTCAATATCAATCCCGTACAAATAGCTATGCAAGGCTTCGCTTGAGAAGGCCATGGACATTCTTTTTGAATAATCCTGCATTGCTATGACAAATGGTTTGTTCTTTGTATGGTTGAGTTCCCAGTAATGAACTTTCTCTGGCTCAGGGCAATGCCGGACTTTTTTTAATAAACTTCTTGCAAACTTAAAAGGCATGACATTTAGAACATGTTTTCTTAATTCATCCATCTGTTCATCGTTAATGACTTTTCTTTCAAGAGGGGCTTCTGCTTCAGCAATGCTTACAGCCTCTACAGCAATTTCCACTCCAAATTTAGATAGCAGAAAATCTGGTTGATTGTATTCTCTATTCATTTCAAAGTCGAGTTCATAAAATACAGCGTTCAAATATAATTCAAATAACCTTGAATTAAATGCATCACTTTGAAAATCCCTTATAAATATTCCATCAGGATCTTTGAACCAGTATGCAAGTTCCTCAAGAACAATATATGCAGGGAAATGAAGAGGGTCTTCGAGGAGCATTTTTATATAAACATTCCTTTTTTTCGCTGGGACCTTACTCAAGAATAATGAAAAAGGTTTGGTTGATTCATCGCCTTGCATGAATGTACCATTTTGGTGCTGCGCCAGCATCTTTGGTATGTCATCGTTCAAATTATTAAGCAAGACATCCATTGAATCAAATGAAGCCAAGACGTTTATTGCTCTGAATTTTTTATCTAAATCCCGACCTAAGACTATTGCGTTAAAATCTTTATCAATATTGCATATGATTATTGTGGATAACAATGTTATCCCATTCCCCTCATATTTAAACCAGCGTATCTCCTCAGAAAATGTCTTAAGGTAAGGTGAGCGACCGTAAAAATAAATATCAAATTGTTCTTTGCTGATCTCACTGAAGTGTAATCCTGCGTTCATACCAATTCCTTTTCAATGAATAATTGGCCTTTAGGAGTGATTCCCTTTGTCTTTAATTCAGTTCTAACTAGTTCTTTAATCCAATAGCCTAAGCTCATCATGCAGTTGGATCATAAGACAACGCCCTATAGTGCTCGTGATACTATAGGGCATCTGACCACACTGTTAACTGGAGTAACGACTATGGCAGGAATACAGCATAACCAAACTCACCCCAAACTTACATAGCGCTTTCTGGCCGTGAGCATAACAAGGTCCACTCCTCGCTCATAAGGGACAACCATACTCAAATCTCCCACATTGCAGGAGATTTGAGTATGAACACGTCACCGTGGAACAAAGACCGTATCATAGGCCAAAAAAGACCACTTCAGATATCTCATATCTGGGGTATCCGAATCCGACTTGAACTGGAAGGTAAAACTCGCGATTTAGCTCTGTTCAACATGGCCCTGGATAGTAAGCTTCGAGGCTGTGATCTGGTCAAACTCAAAGTATCTGATGTTGCATATGGTGGCTCTGTTTCAAGCAGAGCAACGGTGTTGCAACAGAAAACCGGTAGCCCTGTTCAATTTGAGATAACCAAAGGGACAAGAGAAGCTGTTGCTGCATTGATACAGCTTAGCAATTTGCACAGTAAAGACTTCTTGTTTCGGTCTAGGGTCGGAACTAACCAGCACATTTCAACCCGGCAATACAACCGAATCTTTCATGGGGGGGTAGAAAAGCTTGGTCTCGAAGATTCGCTTTACAGCACACATTCCATGAGAAGAACAAAACCTTACCTGATCTACAAGAAAACCAAGAATCTCCGGGTGATCCAACTTCTGTTGGGTCATAAGAAACTGGAAAGCACAGTCCGTTATCTGGGCATTGAAGTCGATGATGCGTTAGAGATTTCTGAATCGATTGAAGTCTAAGGTTGTCAGGGCTGCAACAGCAGCCCTGTGCCATAAGCGGAAGTATTTAACAACTATCAGTGTTGTTCAACAGATAAAGGGGCACTTGATTTTTTCTGTTCTCAGGAAATGATAAAAGCGCGTCGGTTCAAGCCTGCTTAACGGGAGTTTGTTAATCCTGTTGCCGTGACGTTTTGACACCATTATGATGGGGAGACACTTAATGTATGAAGGTTCCGCCACTTATACCTGTCCAACAACTGCCTCGGATGTTTCTTTGTATGAATAAGTGGTAATGAGTAGTGAATCGCTAACAGTCACCCGAACAATCGGTGCCTGCAATTAATTCTATATTCTAAACGAGGGGGAGATTATTACACATGAAATTTAAGGACAAGAACCTTAAGGCTCTCGCGGAATGTATCATAGGAGATAATAAGGCATTTCTGTATCGTTCAAGCAGTCACATCACTGAATTTTTCCAGGACTGCGGCATGGATGTTACTCATGACGGATCCACTCGGTGGAAATGGACGGCCCAGAGGCTTGAAGAACTTCTTTATGAGCCACAGTCAAAGCCACATACTTTGCCGGAAAGGTTTGTTCATGTGCTCAGAACTTTAATGTTAAAAGAAGATGCAATGGATGACGATCCAGGAAGATTAAAGGCGCTTGAAGAACTGAACAAGCCTTTGATGCGGGAAGGCTATGAGGCATTCTATGGTGACGATCGCCTTTTGTATATACGCCATACCGATACCAAAACGGTTTCAGTCAGTAATAACCCTCATCGGCCCTTAACGCCTCACGAAGTAGAATGCAGAAGGTTACTGACCGCGTTTCTTGATACCTGCTCAGAAGATGAGTTAATAGAAGATATTCTCCTTCCTTTATTCCGGCAACTTGGTTTTCACCGGATAACAGCAGTGGGACATAAAGATAAAGCGCTGGAATACGGGAAAGACATCTGGATGAAGTTCACACTGCCAACTCAGCATGTTCTTTATTTCGGCATTCAGGCAAAAAAAGGTAAGTTGGATGCGTCCGGTGCCAGCAAATCTACGAATTCAAACGTGGCAGAAATCTTCAACCAGGTACTGATGATGCTTGGCCATGAAATATTTGACCCAGAAACAAATAGAAAGGTGCTGGTAGATCATGCCTTTATCGTTGCTGGCGGAGAAATTACTAAACAGGCGAGGAACTGGCTGGGCGGGAAACTTGATGCCAGCAAAAGAAGCCAGATAATATTTATGGACCGGGAAGACATTCTTAATTTATATACTGTAAGTAATGTACCTCTGCCAACAGGTGCTCTCATCTCTGATGATGCCGTTAAGAACGATGATATTCCTTTCTAATCAGAAGTACGTCTTTTTCTGAAAGAATACGTGATAGGTAGCCACACCACACCTTTAGTGACCCCTTAATCTGGTAATATAACAGCCCGTATGAATGTCCGCGGCATCGCGGGCTGAAATTTATTAAAAATACTTATTCATCAAGCTGGAGTAGTTTGCCGAGTAACTGTAAACGCCCAACTTAACCGGACCATTCACTTTTAGATTGCTACCAGCAAACCAACTTCCGTTTCTCGCTCAAAGCGGACTAGAAGGTTAGCTTGCGTCGGACTTGGCGTATTTAAAGAAGTGCTGGTGGTAACTGGTTGTTGTGTTCCATTTCTACAAAACAAAATCACAGAAACTATACCCAATAGTTATATTGAATCAATGATGAGACAGCCTCATATTTATCAGAACTGGTGTACGTCCAATACAGGAGGTTGTCGTGCTGGTTCTCAAATATGCGCTAGCTATTGCGGCTGTAATGGCAATTTATTGTCTTGCTATTGTTCTTACGGATCGCCTTTCTGATTGATTTTATATTGGCGAGGTGACGGGAGTTAAGTAGAATTGCTGCGGGTGCTTGAGGCTATCTGCCTCAGGCATGAACACCAAAGGCAGATAGAGAAAAGCCCCAGTTAACATTACGCGTCCTGCAAGACGTTTAACATTAATCTGAGGCTCAATCTATGAACGGCAAATCTAGGTTAGCCTCTTACGTGCCGAAAGGCAAGGAGAAGCAGGCTATGAAGCAGCAAAAGGCGATGTTAATCGCCCTGATCGTCATCTGTTTAACCGTCATAATGACGGCACTGGTAACGAGGAAAGACCTCTGCGAGGTACGAATCCGAACCGGCCAGACGGAGGTCGCTGTCTTCACAGCTTACGAACCTGAGGAGTAAGAGACCAGGCGGGGGAGAATCCCTCGCCACCTCTGATGTGTCAGGCATCCTCAACGCACCCGCACTTAACCCGCTTCGGCGGGTTTTTGTTTTTATTTTCAACGCGTTTGAAGTTCTGGACGGTGCCGGAATAGAATCAAAAATACTTAAGTAGCGCGCAGGGATAAGAGGGATGGTCCCTTAAAGGGGAGAGCTAATTATCCGGAAGGATTCTGATGATGAACATCGAAGAACTGCGTAAAATTTTTTGTGAAGATGGCCTCTATGCTGTGTGCGTTGAAAATGGAAATCTTGTTAGTCATTACCGCATTATGTGTTTGCGAAAGAATGGGGCTGCGTTAATTAATTTTGTGGATGGTCGAGTGACAGACGGATTTATCTTGCGCGAAGGTGAGTTTGTCACTTCATTACAGGCACTGAAAGAGATTGGAATAAAAGCAGGCTTTTCAGCTTTTGCAGAAGAATAAACTCATCTACAATCTTGCGCGGGGCTGAACTCCCGCTGAGTAACACCGTGCCACCGGAGAAAACCGATGGCACGCAACGTAAAATATTACAATTCTGATAATTCGCCCGTTCTTGCCTGCACGCACGAGCGGTATTCTCACGCATTCAAGTCTGAATGGTTCCAGCACCCTCCATGCACTGAAGAGCAGGCTGAATGGATAATTCAGTGTTACCGCAGGCGCGGATACGAGGTTAAGAAAGCTCTTAGTCTCGACTACCGTCACTGGATAATCTCAGTCAGATTGCCTTACTCCGAACGCCCACCGCGTCCGTCCCGTACATTCCAGCAACGCATCTGGAGGTAACGTGCGGGTATTACTTCGACCTGTTCTGGTACCGGAACTCGGGCTGGTGGTCGTTAAGCCGGGCCGTGAATCCATGCCGGTATTCCACAATACCCGGGTACTGGTGGAGCCGGAACCGAAAAGCATGCGTAATCTGCCGTCCGGGGTCGTTCCTGCCGTTCGCCAGCCGCTGGTGGAAGACAAAACATTGCTGCCGTTTTTCAGTAACGCACGGGTAATTCGTGCTGCTGGTGGTGCTGGTGCATTGTCTGACTGGCTGTTGCGCCATATTAAATCCTGCCAGTGGCCACACGGCGATTATCATCACAGCGAAACCGTCATTCACCGTTATGGTACCGGCGCAATGGTGTTGTGCTGGCACTGCGACAACCAGCTGCGTGACCAGACATCCGAATCACTCGAGCAACTTGCTCATCAAAACCTGTCAGCATGGATGATTGACGTCATCGGTCACGCAATAAGCGGTACGCAGGAGCGTGAATTATCTTTGGCTGAATTATCCTGGTGGGCGGTCCGCAATCAGGTGGCGGACGCGCTACCGGAAGCGGTATTACGTGGTTCGCTGGGGTTGCGTGCGGAAAAAATCCGCTCAATGTACCGTGAAAGCGACATCGTACCGGGAGAGCAGACCGCCAACAGCATACTGAAACAGCGCACAAAAAATCTTGCGCCGCTGCCTCACGCCCACCAGCAACAGAACCCACCACAGGAAAAGACGGTGGTCAGCATTGCCGTTGATCCTGAGTCTCCGGAATCTTTCATGAAACGACCTAAACGTCGCCGCTGGGTTAACGAGAAATACACACGCTGGGTGAAGACACAGCCGTGTGCGTGTTGTGGTAAGCCAGCCGACGATCCCCATCACCTGATTGGTCATGGTCAGGGCGGAATGGGGACAAAATCTCACGATATTTTCACGCTACCGCTGTGTCGGGAGCATCACAACGAGCTTCATGCGGATCCTCTGGCGTTCGAAGAAAAGCATGGTTCTCAGGTTGATTTAATTTTTCGTTTTCTTGATCACGCCTTTGCAACTGGCGTGCTTGGGTAAAAGAGGTGACTGATGCTCATAGATTTGGTTTTACCTTACCCGCCGACGGTGAACACTTACTGGCGACGCCGTGGCAGCACATATTTTATCTCGGAGGAGGGAAAGCGTTATCGCCGGGCTGTGGCGCTTATTGTTCGCCAGCAGCGGCTGAAATTAAGCCTGTCCGGAAGGCTGGCGATAAAGGTGATTGCAGAGCCACCGGATAAGCGTCGTCGCGACCTGGACAATATCCTGAAAGCACCGCTGGATGCGCTGACGCATGCGGGAGTGTTAATGGACGATGAGCAGTTTGATGAAATCAATATCGTTCGTGGTCAGCCAGTATCTGGTGGACGTCTGGGGGTGAAGATTTACCCCATAATGCATGAAGAGCAGGTCAAAAAATGAAACTGGAAGATTTACCGAAATACTACTCCCCAAAATCCCCTGGCCTGACCGATGCATCGGCCTCAACGTCAAAAGATGCGCTGAGTATCACTGATGTGATGGCCGCGCAGGGCATGACACAGAATCGGGCTGAGATGGGTTTTTCTGCGTTCCTGGGGAAAATGGGCATCAGTATGAATGACAGGGCGCGGGCAACAGAATTACTGGCAGATTATGCACTCAGTCGGTGCGATCGTGTGGCGGCGTTGAGAAAGCTTCCGGCAGAAATAAAACCGGTAGTGATGCGCATTATGGCTTCGTACGCTTTTGAGGATTATGCCCGCAGCGCAGCGAGTAAAAAGCAGTGCCCTTGTTGCTATGGGGAAAAATTTATTGAAAGCGTAGTTTTTACAAACAAGGTCCAGTATCCGGATGGTAAGCCGCCGGTATGGGCAAAGTGTACGAAAGGTGTGTATCCGTCTTACTGGGAAGAATGGAAAAAAGTCAGGGAGGTGGTAAAAGTTGCCTGTCCGGAGTGTGGCGGAAAGGGTGAGGTTTCCACCGCCTGTAAGGATTGCCGTGGGCGTGGTGTCGCCATTCATCGTGAAGAGTCGGTAAAACGTGGTATGCCTGTTATCAGAGACTGCCAGCGTTGTGGTGGTCGTGGCTATGAAAGACTACCATCAACGGAGGCATTTAATGCTATATGCGAGGTGACAAACCAGATAACACGCGCGTCATGGGAAAAAACAGTTAAGAAATTCTATGATGCGCTGGTGACCCGGTTTGATATTGAAGAAGCATGGGCTGAGCGGCAGTTAAAAAAGGTAACTAGGTAACAAGGTTGATTTTTCCGGAATCTGTGGTAAATTCGTCATAACGATGGGCGTTTTATGCCTGACGTTAGAAGAGTTTCTACAACCCGCCGCCGAGCGGGTTTTTTATTGCGGAATTAATTATGGACCGTTATTATTCTGCTCCCGGCCCTTTAGCTCAGTGGTGAGAGCGAGCGACTCATAATCGACAGGTCGCTGGGTCAAATCCAGCAAGGGCCACCAACCGTCACCAGTTCATCAGGAAAGAGCGTCAACCCTTTAAGTTGAGTGTGCGAGGTTCGAGTCCCCGGTGGCGGTCCAGTGCCGACTTCGCTCAGTAGGTAGAGCAACTGACTTGTAATCAGTAGGTCACCAGTTCGATTCCGGTAGTCGGCACCATATGCGGGCATCGCATAATGGCTATTACCTCAGCCTTCCAAGCTGATGATGCGGGTTCGATTCCCGCTGCCCGCTCCAGTTAGAGTCTTTCAGTCTGCGATGATGGGAAATCCCGGAGTGACTGAAAGACGTTTAAGTTATGAATGATCGCTTTTTTTTGCAAAATTGCTGTGCAGAAATACTAACCTTCGGGCAGGCGATCATTCATAAGCACTCTGCTTTTATTCCGATTAACTGTGGGTGGTTTGTTGGATAGAGTGCTTTCCTTACTGTATATATTGTTTCGCCCGCTTTTGCGGGCTTTTCTTTTCAAATCCCTTTCATTTCTCAGTGTAAAACTACGCCATCCGTTATTTGCGGAGGTGAGGCTATGAAATCCATGGACAAAATTTCAACGGGCATTGCCTATGGCACCTCCGCAGGCAGTGCTGGCTACTGGTTTTTACAGCTGCTCGATAAAGTCACGCCCTCACAGTGGGCAGCAATAGGTGTGCTGGGTATCCGCACCGGCGGGCGCGTGCTGGCGGTAAACAGCCAGACCCGGACGCTGACGCTCGACCGTGAAATCACGCTGCCATCTTCCGGCACCACGCTGATAAGCCTGGTTGACGGGCAGGGGAGTCCGGTCAGCGTGGAGGTTCAGTCCGTCACCGACGGCGTGAAGGTGAAAGTGAGCCGTGTTCCTGACGGCGTTGCTGAATACAGCGTATGGGGGCTGAAGCTGCCGACGCTGCGCCAGCGCCTGTTCCGCTGCGTGAGTATCCGTGAGAACGACGACGGCACGTATGCCATCACCGCCGTGCAGCATGTACCGGAAAAAGAGGCCATCGTGGATAACGGGGCGCACTTTGACGGCGACCAGAGCGGCACGGTAAATGGTGTCACGCCGCCAGCGGTGCAGCACCTGACCGCAGAAGTCACCGCAGACAGCGGGGAATACCAGGTGCTGGCCCGCTGGGACACGCCGAAGGTGGTGAAGGGCGTGAGCTTCCTGCTTCGCCTGACCGTGGCAGCGGATGACGGCCGTGAGCGGCTGGTCAGCACGGCCCGGACGACGGAAACCACTTACCGCTTCACACAACTGGCTCTGGGGAACTACAGGCTGACAGTCCGGGCAGTAAATGCGCGGGGGCAGCAGGGCGATCCGGCGTCGGTATCGTTCCGGATTGCCGCACCGGCAGCGCCGTCGCGGATTGAGCTGACGCCGGGCTATTTTCAGATAACCGCCACGCCGCATCTTGCGGTTTATGACCCGACGGTACAGTTTGAGTTCTGGTTCTCGGAAAAACGGATTGCGGATATCAGGCAGGTTGAAACCAGCGCGCGTTATCTTGGTACGGCACTGTACTGGATAGCCGCCAGTATCAATATCAAACCGGGCCATGATTATTATTTTTACGTTCGCAGTGTGAACACCGTTGGCAAATCGGCATTCGTGGAGGCTGTCGGTCAGCCGAGTGATGATGCATCAGGCTATCTGGATTTTTTCAAAGGCGAGATAGGGAAAACCCATCTGGCTCAGGAGCTGTGGACGCAGATTGATAACGGTCAGCTTGCGCCTGACCTGACTGAAATCAGGACGTCCATAACGGATGTCAGCAATGAAATAACACAGACCGTCAATAAGAAACTGGAAGACCAGAGTGCAGCGATCCAGCAGATACAGAAGGTTCAGGTTGATACAAATAATAACCTGAACAGCATGTGGGCAGTGAAGCTGCAGCAGATGCAGGACGGACGCCTTTATATTGCGGGTATCGGTGCCGGTATTGAGAACACCCCTGACGGCATGCAGAGTCAGGTGCTGCTGGCAGCAGACAGGATTGCGATGATTAATCCTGCGAATGGCAACACAAAGCCGATGTTTGTTGGTCAGGGCGATCAGATATTCATGAATGAAGTGTTCCTGAAACGCCTGACGGCCCCCACCATTACCAGCGGCGGTAATCCTCCGGCATTTTCCCTGACATCAGACGGGAGACTGACGGCGAAAAATGCGGATATCAGTGGCAGTGTGAATGCGAACTCAGGAACGCTCAACAATGTCACGATTAACCAGAACTGTACGATTAAGGGCATGCTGGAGGCGACCCAGGTCAGAGGAGATTTCGTTAAAGCTGTATCAAAAGCCTTCCCGAAAAAAGTCGGTACGTGGGGTAACACGGAAACACCAAACGGTACGGTTACAGTAACCATCAGCGATGATCATAACTTTGACCGCCAGATTATTATTCCGCCCATTATTTTTAACGGTATAGCGTATGACGATCCGGGGAGCGGAAATAACCCAGGAGGCACGCGATACACGGGTTATGGTTTTGAAGTTCGCAAAAACGGCGTATTAATCGCATCCAGAGAAACTAAAGGGGCCATTCCCGGTAGTTACAGTGCAGTTATTGATATGCCGAGTGGCAGGGGAAGCGTCACTCTGGAGTTTAAGATTTTCCAGAAAGGCAATCAGGGGGCAGGCAATATCACCGACTGTACGGTGATTGTGACCAAAAAAGCGGCTTCCGGCATCAGTATTCGTTGAAATATTTATAACCCCAATAAAGGGCGTCAGGAATGACGCCTTTTTTATTGCAGAAAAGCGAGAGGTAATTATGCGTAAAGTTTGTGCAGCAATTTTGTCCGCAGCCATTTGTCTGGCCGTATCCGGTGCGCCTGCATGGGCGTCTGAACATCAGTCCACGCTGAGCGCGGGGTATCTTCATGCCCGGACCAACGTTCCCGGCAGTGATGATCTGAACGGGATTAACGTGAAATATCGTTATGAGTTTACGGATACGCTGGGGCTGGTGACGTCATTCAGCTATGCAGGAGACAAGAATCGCCAGCTGACCCGTTACAGCGATACCCGCTGGCATGAAGATTCCGTGCGTAACCGCTGGTTCAGCGTGATGGCGGGGCCGTCTGTGCGCGTGAATGAATGGTTCAGCGCGTATGCGATGGTACTGGTGGAAGAACTATCGAGCAAGCACGTGCGAACTTGCGGGTAATGTATGAGCAAAAAGCTGGCCTTGCTAATACTGACCTAAACACCCTTACCGGTGAATATTCTGGTTTCTATCAACAACCAACGAGCGCTTACGCAACAGAAGAGTTAAATTACCCAATCGGTCTGGCGGGCGCTTTAATAGTGCTCCAAACGAGAGCCAACACTGCTTCTTCCTGCGTTCAGGTGTACCACCCTTATAATAATCCGGGAATTACTTATAGACGAATATATGAAGGAGGTAGCGGTACCTGGTCTGAATGGAAGAGAGATGTATCAACAGAAAGGGTTGAAGAGGGAAAAGAAACAACTTACGTATATTCTACGTATTCTTCAGGCGCACCACGCTTACAGGTTTCCAAATCTGGTTTGTGGGGTTGTCATAATGGCACTGGCTGGTTGCCATTAGCTGTTGGGCAAGGAGGTACAGGTGCGACAACAGTAGAAGATGCGCGAAACAACTTAAGTCTTGGCGAAAGTAGCGCAGTTAAATTTAAAAACCTTACTTTAACCGAAGCGCTCGACACGACATTAGGACTGCTTACAAAAACAGGACGAGACTGGAACGCTCAGCATACTGATAACGTCGACAAATTTAGACCAATTGCAGGCAGTACAAACGGCCCGGCAGGCTCTATGGTTCTTGGCGGCATTCATGTTCAATTTAGTAAAAATTATGCTGTGCAGTTCGGAGGCCGCAATTCCGGTTTTTGGGGAAGAACAATTGAAAATGGAACGACGCAGGAATGGAAGAAATTACTAACAGTAGACGATCTCAATTCATCTACCGATCTTGCTGTCAGGTCATTAACCACATCTAACCCGATAAAATCTGGCGGAGGGCGGATTGATGTCCTTGGAAGCACGTCAGACTATAGCAAAATGGATTGCTTTGTACGTGGGTTTGATAGCACCGGTAATTCTCTCGCGTGGGCGTTGGGTTCATCAGTCGGCGTAAGTAAGATGCTGTCGCTAAAAAATTTCTTTAGCGGAGCTGAGATACTGCTAAATGGTAATGACGGCGCGGTTCAACTCAAAACAGGTGCTGTTAACGGTGCTAAAGCGCAGGCGCTCACTATCAACAAGGATGAGGTTAACTCAACTGTTGATTTAACTCTTACAAAACAAACAGGGACTGGCAATCGTTTTGTTTTACAGAACTTAGGTAATACAGAACTACCATTTGCTGTCAAGGTGTGGGGTTCAGGTGATCGACAAAACGTTTTTGAGGTTGGAACGTCTGCCGCGTATCTGTTTTATGCTCAAAAAACATCGTCAGGTCAGCTGTTTGATGTAAACGGTGCTATTAACTGTACAACACTGAATCAGTTATCAGACCGCGAGCTGAAAGACAATATTCAGATTATCAGTGACGCAACCGAAGCTATCCGTAAAATGAACGGGTACACCTACACACTTAAGGAAAACGGACTGCCTTACGCTGGTGTTATTGCACAGGAAGCAATGGAGGCAATACCGGAAGCGGTAGGCTCATTCACTCATTACGGTAAAGAGTTGCAGGGACCAACGGTTGACGGCAATGAATTACGTGAAGAAACACGTTATCTGAATGTTGACTACGCCGCCGTGACGGGCTTACTTGTTCAGGTCGCCCGTGAAACAGATGATCGCGTTACCGCGCTGGAAGAAGAAAACGCAGAATTAAAACAAAGATTATCTGCAATTGAGGCGGCGCTTGCCTCTAAATAATATTAAGGGGCTGTGCGCCCCGTTTTATTGGGTAGGATGAAAATGGGTATAACACCTTTCCTTCATGCACTTTGTGCTGTGGCTGCGCAGATACTGGTGGGGCTTTTTACCGGAAACTGGGTTTACGGAGCGATAGCCAGTTGTACGTTCTTCATTGCGGGCGAACACACCCAAGCATAATATCGCTGGATTGAAATGTTCGGGCATGGCAAGCGGATTAACATGCCGTGGTGGGGCGGTTTTGATCCACGCGCATGGGATGTGGCAAGCCTGATGGATTTTGCTGTGCCGATGGTAGCGTGTCTTCTGATCTGGCTGTTGATCCGTTGAACATAAAAAGCCGCAGCAACTTGCCATGGCAGGATACTGCGGCTGGTTTGTGAGTTTAAATAGTGTGTTTATTGCGATATATTTTAATGACTTAATGGATTACATATCTATGATATTCCTGAAATATCCTCTTCAAGCTCTTTTACTGATTTCGCAATTTTAAATTTAAACTTCCTCTCTATTTCACTATTGCTAAGTTTTTTTTCCTTCTCTTTACCTATCCACATAGAAACAAGTTCTCGTTTCTGAGATATATGTAGATTGTCAAAGTTAGGTATGTATTTAAAAGTCTCCGCTCTACCTCTGCGGAGTTCATAGAAAGTTTTAATCAAAGATTTTGGTTTTATTTCTGATGAAAGGCCGAATCGGCGGATAAGATTATTGATAGTATGATTAACAGAGCGAAGTTGAGCTGTTGAGGTTATTTGTGAGAAGTACGATACCCATCCCAATCGTTTACCTTCAAACACACATCCCGTAATTCTGAGATTTAGTTTCCACTGACAATATGCAACAGCTCGTTCTTTATCACGCTTACTTTTAGCTTGTAGTAGAGCGTGCCTATATGCAGTAAAAATTTTTGCTAAGGATGACTCAAATCTAAGAATGCTCTCATGTTTTATCAATAATTCTCGATTTTCTATGTGGTATCCCAAAAAGTTAAAACTTTCATCCAAACTGCCTACTTTGGATTTTGAGTTCTCTTCATTTAATGGATGTGGGTTTAAATTTAATGATTGAAGCTTATCAATGATATGAGAAGCTATTTTTGTTGCTTGATATTTTGGTGTTAAAATAAGAATGTCATCAACGTATCGCATGTACCATATGTCATGCATTTTATTGATTTCATCATCGAAATTAGATAGTGATATTTCAGCTAAAATGTTTGATATCGCTAATCCCTGAGGTACTCCTCTGGTATTATTAGGGATACCTTTGCTTCCTGTGGTTCCACTTACAGTAGGCACGATTAATGATGATGTTATTAACTGTCTAATTTCTTTTTTTCTAATTTTATTTTTTATTGCATTAATTATCAATTTATGTTCAATTGAAGGATAGAAACTTTTAAGATCTATTTTTGCATATTCAGCATATAGACTGTTGTTTAATGCTTCTTTCAATGAGTCAATTACTGTATGTGGTAGTTTTAATCTGGACTTAGGATATATTTCCGTAAGGCATTCACAGAGAGCTCTAAGAGTAATTCTGTCCCTAGCAGTTGGTATGGAAATCTGTCTGGGTGTAGAGTTAGCGCCTTTAGATATTAATTTTTCTTTATATGCTGTAAATTTGTAATTGCCAGAATTAACCTTTTCAAAAATGAAAGTGATCTCATTTTTTATTGTCAAATCAAGTTTTGATGGGCGAATCCGATCTATGCCAATCGCTCCTGATTCTTTGATTTTTTCAGAGTATACTTTTAGAAGATTTTTTTTCGAGAATGACTTTTTAAAAATTCTGCTTGCAGTCATAGTCAATCCAAAGATATATTAATGGGAGTATATAAAGTGCGGCAGTAATAAATATTCGAAGTAATATCCATAAAATAACAATTATTTTTTCTTTTTGTGTGGGGATCCTCGTCTTAAGTCCAACTTGAGTTACCCTTGAAATTTTATCATCTATGTCACGGTGATTCTCAACCTCATTGAGCAAATTAAAATATTTTTCTTTCTGTTCAAGAGATAACTGTTGACTGGTGGTAATGTCAAAATAGAGTCGCTGTAGTGCAATATAATTCCTTCTCATGGCTATTGCTCGACCACGAAAATCTAGGTTAGATACGATCAGAGAAATACCCAGTAGAGCCACTGAAAGTATCGCCGCAACGACATCTGTATTATCTCCTAGAACCTTTGGAAATCGCAACGTTACAATTGAAAGTACCGCACTCAATATAGCATACCAAACGAGGATAAATTGAGAGTGTTTTTCAAGCCATTCTAGTCGATGGTGCGCTTGGATACGTGCTTTATATGTAAACCAAATATTGTCATGCATAAAAGATCCTTTTTAAAAGCGGAAGGGGCAGGATATATTGGAACCGTTGAACATCCTGCCCGGCAGGATCAGTGAGCATAAGCTCAACAGTAAAATATTACTGTTCATTATCAGAGCCGCCCTTGCATGCGCAAGAGGAAAAACCTGCCCCATCCCTTTGAATTATTACAATTTAATGATCTTAAAGTCAATACAAGTGAATGGTGTCCAGAGATGATGAACTTAATGAACAAACCACTCGTCAGCAGACTCCCAGGTATCTTTCAGAGTCTCCTGAACAAAAGTTTTAGCTGAATCTTTATCAGCGGTGCGCGTAACAGAAAGGCCATCGTTGCTGGTGGCTTTTACGATCACTTCTACATCGTCATAACGTTTACTGATGCGTCGGGTTAATTCTTCCTTTAACGCATCCACAGCACCGGTTGGCATTTTAGTCATTTTTTCTTTGGCTATGCAGATTTCAATACGCATAAAAGTCCCCTACACTGTATTTGTATACAGTATTATTTTTAACTGTATGGATAAACAGTGTCAAGAGGTCTTATTTCTGCTCCTTTGGAGTTCTTCAAAACGATTATGTAAAGATTTCGGATACAGTTCGGTATATACCTGCCATAGCACGTTTAATGAACGATGCCCTGTAACCTGAGCGACTTCCTCAATACTAAAACCAGCCTCAAATAAGCGACTTGCCCCTTCTCTACGCAAATCATGGTATCTCAGATCTTTAATACCTAATTTGCTTCTTACCCTCTGAAATCCTGCGGTAACAGAAGTGCTGTTATATGGAAAAATGAATTCTGATTTTTTGGGTTGTCGCTGGACGATATCCCAGGCTTCCCCAAGCAAGGCAACTTTCATATGGTTGCCTTCCTTTTTACGTGGATCTTTCCTGTCTCTTACTAGTATAGATTTTTGTTCCTGGTCGAGATCTTCCCATCGTAACCGGCATACTTCTCCGATTCGCATACAGGACCACACAGAAAATTTGAGGATATCAACGAACGGAATTTTTGAGCATTTATGAGTAGATCGTTGTTGAAGGCCTTCAATGAGCATGTTCAGTTCATCAGATGCTGGTCTACGATTACGACGGTTTGATTTACCAATCAAACCGAGTTTAAGTAGATATGGACGAGCGCTTTTCGCCGGGTTTGATGTGTAATTGATTCCGTATACAGGTTTTGCCGCATCCAGAACACTGCCAAGATAACTAACATCGTGGCTGACTGTTGCTGGGCCTGCACCAGCGTTGTTTCTTAGCCTGCAATGTTCAATTACGTCATTTTCTGTCAGTTCAGATAGTTTGATCGCGGAGATGTCACTATCCATAAGCAGTTCCAGCACATATCTTTTAGTACGGCCTGCTTTACCTCCGGCATTTGGGTCATTTAAATATTTGTGTAGTAAGTCACGGACTGTAAGTCCGTCAACAGCATTTGATGATGGAATGCCATATAGATCTAATTCCATCACTTTCTGTGCGCCCCATGTTTTGGCATGAGCATGTTTAGGGAATGTTTTGCTTTCCCTGTAAGTGATAACACCTTTTTCTTTGATAATCACATTACAGCGATAGCGTGGTGTGCCATCGGATTTTAGTCGTTTCTCTATGTTATAGTACGCCATTACACGACCTCGTTATTTCGGGTTCCCATAAAGCGTGGGAACCTGTGCGGGAACCTAACGCGAGAAAAATAGCCTGAAATGTTCAAAAATGCACGATAATCCTGAAACACAGAAAACTAATCAAACCAGCGTGATGCCTGAAAAAACTGGCGCTTACTGGAGTTCTCGGTTTAGCATTGCTCCTATGCTCGACTGGACGGACAGACATTGCCGCTATTTCTTGCGTCTGCTTTCCCGCAATACGTTGCTGTATACCGAAATGGTGACCACAGGGGCGATTATTCACGGTAAAGGTGATTACCTGGCGTACAGTGAAGAAGAACATCCGGTAGCGTTGCAACTCGGCGGTAGCGATCCGGCGGCGCTGGCACAGTGTGCGAAGCTGGCAGAAGCGCGTGGATATGATGAGATCAACCTGAATGTCGGCTGCCCGTCTGACCGGGTGCAGAACGGCATGTTTGGTGCGTGTCTGATGGGTAATGCGCAGCTGGTTGCCGACTGCGTGAAAGCGATGCGCGATGTGGTGTCGATTCCAGTGACGGTGAAAACGCGTATTGGCATCGATGACCAGGACAGCTATGAATTTCTCTGCGATTTCATCAACACCGTTTCCGGCAAAGGCGAGTGTGAGATGTTTATCATCCACGCACGTAAAGCCTGGCTTTCGGGGTTAAGCCCGAAAGAAAACCGTGAAATCCCGCCGCTCGATTATCCGCGTGTGTATCAACTGAAGCGTGACTTTCCGCATCTGACAATGTCGATTAACGGTGGTATCAAGTCGCTGGAAGAGGCCAAAGCACACCTGCAACATATGGATGGCGTGATGGTCGGGCGCGAGGCGTATCAGAATCCGGGTATTCTGGCGGCGGTAGACCGGGAGATCTTTGGTTCCTCGGATACCGATGCCGATCCAGTGGCGGTAGTGCGCGCCATGTATCCGTACATTGAGCGTGAACTCAGCCAGGGGACGTATCTCGGCCATATTCCCCGGCATATGTTGGGCTTGTTCCAGGGTATTCCTGGCGCGCGGCAGTGGCGGCGTTATTTAAGTGAAAATGCCCATAAAGCGGGTGCAGACATTAATGTGCTGGAACACGCGCTCAAACTGGTGGCGGATAAGCGTTAACTTTTCACCAAAAAGTAGTCAAATTCACCACGCCCTGCGCACCGTCGCGGGGCATTTTGCTGTTAAATCAATAGATTATTTTTGGCATGATTCTTGTAATGCCAGCAAGAGATTTCATATTTGGGAGAGCATCATGCTGGAACTACTTTTTGTGTTTGGCTTTTTTGTCATGCTGATGGTCACCGGCGTTTCGTTGCTGGGCATTATCGCCGCGCTGGTTGTGGCGACGGCCATTATGTTCCTCGGCGGTATGCTGGCATTGATGATTAAGTTGCTGCCGTGGTTACTACTGGCGATTGCGGTGGTGTGGGTTATTAAGGCGATTAAAGCACCAAAAGTGCCGAAATATCAGCGTTATGACCGCTGGCGTTACTAA